TCTGGTACATTAAAATCGGCAGTTGTATTATCATATGTTAATGGATAAGGTTCAAAGTTGTTTGTAAGCGGAGCAGGAGCAAAAAGACCAGTCTGCATTCCTCCTCGTGGGATATACGCGTCTGTTACGCTAAAACCGGTAGCAGTTGACGGGCCAAACAGGTTTCCTGCCATATTATATAACCACCAGCTGTATAGATGAACAAGACCAACACCAATTATTCCACTAACAGCGGTCCAATTTATATGTGGCATTCGTCTTTTTAACTCTTCAACTTGTGCTTTTTGTTTGTTCTCGTCGCCAAGCAAAAGTTCACCTTTTGAGTAGAAAGAATGATCTTCAATGGTTATAAGTGTTCCATCGTCGTCATACATCTTGTTTTCTTTCAGATATTTCTCTATTTTTGATCGAATCTTGTTTCTGTTTTTAAGAACTTCTTTCGGTGTTGGTCCAAGTGTTTCGTGCAAATTATCCAGAAGATTTTGTAAACTCGACAAATTTGACTTTAACGGTTGTGAAGCGTTGCTTATTTCAACACTTGGGGAGGGTGTCTCGTAAAGACCACACGACTTGTTTCTGCTAACTTCAAATGGACCTACAATCTCAGCTAATTGACTGGATGTTAACTTGATAGGCGTTGACCTATTGGACACCGGCGAGGTGTATACGCTAGGTGTTGACCTACTGGACACCTGGGGCGAGGCAGGTGCTATACTTTTAATTTTTAAAGGAGTTCTTGTAAAAGATGTTGGGACTGTTTCTATGATTTGGACCGGAGCCGCGGAGCGGGCCCGGCTTTGATTTGAAACATAAGGAACACCCTTTGTCGAAACATTAGAAGTCTGGCATCCTGAAGTAGTATTAGTAGAAGGAAAAGAGGAACAAGATGGCAAAGGTGAAGTCTGGCATTCTGAAGTAGTATAAGAAACAGAGGACACACGATCGTCGCGTTGTCGAGTTCTAAAAGGTGTCATTATTTTGTCACCAAGAGCCATCGGCGGAGGTAAGGCTTTTGATACAGCAATAGAAGGTGAAGAAGGCGTGGTGGGGTTGGGAGTTATAATAAGATTTCTGCTTCTTTTGACATAAGGAGCCCCTTCGGGACCGGCCGCTGCGCCGCCGGCATAAGAAGGAATTTCACAAGCATTATTGTAACTTGATGGTTTGTAGTTCAAATAAGGGAGCCTAAAAAGAGCGTTTCGTATGGATTCTGCGGGCATTTTATTGATATTTGCGATGTTATATTTTTTTGCTATCATCATCAGCCCTCTCTTGTCCAAAAAATTTAAAATTTCTTTTCGTTGCTCTGGTGTTTGCGCAAATTCAAAATTGTCTATTAGTGACACGCCGGTGTTTCCATTTTTAAAAATTTGCTCTCGTAGCTGTGCAAGATTGAGGGAGGAGTAGCCATATATATTAAATTTTTGGGCCAATATGAGCAAATCTTCTTTTGAAAGGCTGTTTAAAAGTTTTTTCTTGGATTCTGTATTTGTAGCATTTATAAAAGATTTTACAATTCTTTTTTCTCTTTCGGAAAAAAATTGCACATTCTTAGGAATGCTGCACGTCGAAGATATAGGTGCCACAGCTTGTGTTGCCGGGATTTTGTATACTAGATAGTTGACAATTTCTTCTCGATTTTTCTTTGGAACATCATAATGTTCTGCTAAAATAAGTAAAGATTGTTTATCTAAGGTGTTGAGATAATCTTTTCTAGTAGAAACTGTTTGAGCATTCCTAAAACCACTGATTATTTTTTGAGTTAATGAAACTCTATCTGTTTTAATTGATGTTACATTAGGAGGTGGAATGTTATATAGAAGTTTTTTGATGATGTTTTCTCGTGTTTGAGTGTTATAATCTGGAATTTTGAAATATGTTGCCAGAACAAACAGTTGTTGTTTGTTTAGTTTTCTTAAGATGTCTCTTCGGTCTGCAATTGTACGAGCGTTTAAAAAGCCTGCTAACACCGGAGGCGCCGGCTGCGGGGTTTCCATATAACTATATGCTTGTGCTGAAGCCGCATTCATAGTGGTTAATGGTGTTCTTCCGTTGCTAGACAGCCGAATCAAAATTTGTCTTAGTTCTTCTATATTCATGTTTTCCGCATTTGGGACGCCAAAATGCGAACATAACATATATATCGTGTTGGCGTCTAACGTGTTTAAGATATCACGTCTTTTTTGCATGTCTGAGGTGTTGACAAGGGCTTGTATTAGAGATCGTTCTGTGTTTGATAAACAAGGGGGTTTCTGTGTTAAAACATTGTAATAAAAATCTCTTTTGGCACTATTGCAACNTTGAGCGGGTAAATTGAAAGTTCTAATAACCTCGCCAATAAGTTGAGGTTTTGACATTTTTTTGAGATCGTTAATAGAAAAACCATGCTTCTCTAAAAAAAGTACTAGTGCCGACTTGTTTAGATTTTCTAAAATTGTTTTTATGATCAAAGGGTTTTTTAAATCCAAGAACTCTTGAGTGCAATTTTTGTTCATTTTATATTCCTATACCTTTTTTTTCCAAAATTAAGAACTACATGTAAAACAAACTCCGTTTTCAGAGTTACACACAAATGCAACATCTCTCGCCGGCCCCACAGGGGCTAAGGTTACTTTAACTGCGTTAACCGCAGGTTTCGTGCGCAAATAGTACATTCCGGTTTTAAGCCCCTGTTTCCAACTATACATATGAATTTTTGCCAGAGAAGCAACAGACGGAGTGTCTATGAAAAGGTTCATAGACTGGCTCTGGTCTACAAAAAACTGTCTGTCTTTTGCCATTTGTATGATAGATTTTGGGGAAATTTCGAAAGCGGTTTTATACACGTGTTTTAATTTTTCTGGTATATCTAGTTTTTGCACAGAACCGTTATGTTCTATAAGTTTATTTTTAATATCCTCTGACCATAGATTTAGCTCCAACAAATCATTTACGAGATGTTTATTGATCACTACAAATTCTCCAGATAACAGGCGGCGAGTATATATATTTGAAGAAAAAGGTTCAAACGCGTCGTTGTTACCCATAATTTGTGACGTTGAAGCGGTAGGCATAAGTGCAACAAACAGAGAATTTCTAACTCCGTGTTTCACAATTTTTTTTCTTAAACTTTCCCAATCCCAGCGTTTACTCAGCATTGAATAAGAAAAATCGGATGACAGATCAAAATGAAACCTACCATCACTGAGAGGAGACCCCATAAAAGATTCGTAGCACCCTTCTGTCTGGGCGATTCTATTTGATTCGCTCAGCGCTGAAAAATACAAAGTTTCCATAATTTTTCTATTTAATTTTCGTGCTTCTTCACTTTCAAAAGAGATATTCAACATTGCAAACACGTCGGCAAGCCCCTGGACACCGATTCCCATTGGACGGTGTCTCAGATTTGAAAATTTTGCTTCTTCTATCGGATAGTACGTCTTGTCTATTATTTTGTTGATGTTTCTTACTATGGTTGATACTACCGATTCTAATAATTTATGGTTGAATTTTGTAATCACTCCGCGGCCGGTCTGACAGGGGATATTTTGAACAAATTTTGGTAAACACACAGACGCCAGATTACAAACTGCAATTTCTTTTTGATCAGTATACTGACATATTTCCGCACACAGGTTAGACGACTTGATTGTGCCCAGGTTTTTTTGGTTGCACGTTCTGTTAACCGTATCTTTGTACATCATATAAGGAGTTCCTGTTTCAATTTGCGTTTGAAGGATTTTTGTGAAAAGTGTTTGTGCGGAAATTGTGCTTCTGGCTCTATTCTCTTTCTCGTATTGTTCGTAAAGTACTTCAAACTCATGTCCCGAGGTTTCGTATAATCCCGGACACTCGTTAGGACAAAACAGAGACCACATTTCTTTATATTCTACTCTTTTCATGAACAGGTCCGGAACCCACAACGCATAAAATAAATCTCTGGTTCGTTGTTCTTCTGACCCTGTGTTTTTTTTTGCATCCAACACATCTAATATGTCAGGGTGCCATGGTTCCAGATAAATTGCAATTGCACCTTTTCTCTTTCCTCCACCCTGATCGACGTATCGCGCTGTGCTGTTGAAAACTCGGAGCAACGGAATCAACCCGTTAGACTTACCGTTTGTTCCCATAATTAAGGACCTCTCCGCGCGTATCTTGTGTATAGCCACGCCTATACCGCCGGCGTATTTTGATATTTGCGCACAGTCGCCCAGAGTCTTGTAAATCCCGATTAAACTATCATCGTTTATGTCTAACAAAAAACACGAAGCTAACTGTGCGTTGACTGTTCCTGCGTTGAAAAGAGTGGGTGTTGCGTGTGTGAAAAAACCTTTACTCAGCAAACAGTATGTGTCGTGTGCTGCTTCTAACCAAGCCCCGCCTTCGGAGGGACCATTTGCCGGGTCATAGTGAATCCCTATTGCTACGCGCATCAATAAATATTGTGGGCGTTCTACTATGTTGTCGTCTAATTTGTACAAATAAGAGTGTATTAGTGTTTTAAGACCAATGTAGGAATAATCAAAATCTTTGTCGTGATCAACCCACGAGTCTATCTGTTCTGCGTTGGAGCTGACACAAATACAGAAATCTTCTGAAAAAAGATTGTACATTTTTCCTGTATTAACGTTTCTGTAATCGCACACCTGTTTCACAAAACCAGAAAACGAGGGTCTGGTTTTATTATGCAAGTCGTACGCGCATATTTTAGAAGCGTACGTTATATAGTCCGGGTGTTTGGAGCCCAAGTTACTACACACGTTCGTAATGAGAGTTGTGAGAGTTGAAGCGTCAAAAAAAGATAGACATTCCACTTCTGCTTCCAAACATTTTTCCAAGTATTCTAAGTCTACACACAGTGCTTTACCGTTGTAATTCTCGCTTAAAAACTTTATGGTTTGTATAAAACTATGAACATTTGATTTTGATTCAGTAGTCATTTTGATTATATATTCATAGTTATAAATTAAATTACTAACCATAAAAGTAAGGTTAGTAATTTATAAGTTATTACATCAATCGTTGTGCTGACATCCGGGCAATAATTTGGGCTTGCGCTTGTGGAGTAAGACGACTCATCAGTCTGAGAAGAGGACTTCCGCTCCTGATTGAGATCGTGCTTGAGCTCTTTTTTCTGGGAGGGCTCTTAGACTTGCTCCTGCATTTTCGTTTTCTGCTGTAACAAATTCGTTCTCTACACTTTTTTGCAGGGGAACGGGGTTTGGACCTAGCTTTCGATTTCGCTTTGGGTGGCATCTTTTTACAAACAAAATATTTTTTTTTACAAATTTTTTCTATGTTTCCAGTTTTTGTTTTCGACATTTCTGCCGGGTTTTACAATTTACGAAGTTTCTTATAAGTGGTCTTGGATATACCTTTTAATATCTTGAAGTTTTACAGTATAAGGAACCACAATTAGTTTTATTCCGTTTTCGTGACATAATGTCACTTTTATTTTGTCTCTGTATTTTGTGTTGTAAAAGCTGTCTCGGTTTTTATGAAACATGGGAGTGTACTCGTAGTGCTGAATACCGTTATACTCTATTGCAAGTTTGAGCTCGTCGTTGTAACAGTCTAGTTCGAGGTTTTTTCCAGTAATTTCGTTTTTCAGAAAATCTGGTCTATGTTTGATAAAAGGTTTTTGAGTTATTTCTTCAATAACTCTTTTACATTCTTGTTCTCCTTTGCTCTGAATGCCGTTCGAATTTACAGAAAAAGACCTGTTTTCCCAAGCCGCTTCGCGGCTTTCTGAGACAGACTTTTTAGGAGCAAAAGGAAGTTCAAACAACGCTTTTATGGTTTCGTCGTAATTGGTGTATGATCCTTTTTGTCGTGTTAAGAAATTGAAAAGGGCAAACATCAACAGAAAAAATACACAAAAAATAATTATTTGTCTGGTATATTTATCTATGGTTTTTGTAAACCATTCTTGCATTCTGTTTTTTTTTGTAAAATATAAAAATCTAAATTTTTAATATTAAGATCTTTATCATATGGACTCTCTAGTGCTTTTTTGCACGCATCTTCTCCTTCCGCAAATTGTTGTACATAATAAGCACTGATTGATAATTCTTGCCATCTATCATGATTGTAAGTTTTATCACGAGACCACAAAAGCGTCTGTTCTGGGATCTGTAAATCGCACGCCATTTTTGAAAATGCAAAAGCCAGTTGAAACTCTCTTTTATTTCTAAAAAACTTTGCAAGCTCAACCAGTGGCTCTGCTCTGTTCAAAAAATCGTAAGCCTTTAAAAACCAACAAACACCAGCATATCCTTGTTTTAAATATCCACACTTCATCATACTAAGAAACTTTTCTTCAAAAAATCCTGTAGAGTTTTGAGCCCTCATTTTATAGTACTTGTACGCAGATGTTTTATTTTCTAAACATTCATAAGTCTGAGCCATATAATATTGAGTTCTAGAATCGTTAGGTTTGTTTTGTAAAACTTTGGTTAATACAACAGCGTCATTTTCCCATCTATTTCGAGTTTTTCCATCGTTGTCTGCAACTCTGTCCTGGTAAATTTCCATTTTGTCTATTATTTTATGAATGTTACAATCACTAGGTTCTTTAATATATTCGTGAACTGGTTCAACATATATAAAACCTCTGTTGGGTTTTACTATTTTGATATTAAAATAACACAAATCGTTTCGGCCACTACCAACAAACCACCTCTGTTTAACCATAAAAGCGTCTGGTGTATTATATTTTTGAATGAATGTGTTTTGCACTATATCGATACTTTTATTTTTTTGTTTTTTTTTCCGCCAAAGGTTGAGACTGCTTTGCAATTTCCTCTGTTTGATTTTAAAACAAACGTGTTTGTTGCCTTCAAACTGTTTGTCTTTCTCCGCCGAAAGCACGCGTGGCGTGGCGTCTACGGCGGGGACGGCGTCTTCGATGGGCGTGTCTGTGGTGTTTTGGTTGATGTCTAGAGCAACTATTTCGTCTCTAAGAATATCTGGAAGCGGACTAACCCCTCTGTACTCGTCGTTGCTGTCTAGTAATAACACATAATCAAATACACGTTTATTTTTTTCGCGTTTTTTATTATTTATTTCGTTTATGAAATCTAAAAGCTTGTTTCGCGATGTGGAGAAATCTTCAAACTGTCCTGTCAAAAGAAAAAATTTTATATTATTTTCGTTGCAAAAATCTTCAACCACAGACACCGTTTTATCTTCCGACCCAGTGTCATACAAAGCAACTCCGGAAACGCTAGTTTTTATACTGTTTAGAGATACAAGTATTCGTTTTTCTTCATTCTTGACCATTAAAGCTGCAATAATATTAATATTAAAATTATTCATTTTTTATTTGTCTTAGATATTTAAGTTAAAAAGACGTTTCCTACGCGAGTGTTATAGATTTTTTTGTGATTTTTGGATTTTTTATTAAAAAAGCCAATGATTGAACTATAGTGTCGCAAACATCGTCGTGTTTGATAAGCAGTTGTATTTTTTTCAAAACGCCATCTGATATGATTGCTGTAATAGCGTGTGCCTTTGCCAAATCTACAATTTCTTTTGTCAAAACTAAATTTGCAACCCATTTTTTGCGTTGATTTTTATTAAGATCTTCCGCTGTAAACATTTTAGTTTTCAGAGTAGAAGACACACTTACTATTTGCGGGTGTGGTCCTGACTTTTCTCCTGTTATATATTTTGTGTGTAAATAGGACCAGACGTGCTGTGATATTCTCTGAGCTCTAATGTTGGGACGTATCTGTTGTTCTATCAAAATAAACTCACATGCACATATTTTATCATCATATGTTTGTAGAAGATTGCTTATTTTACAACATGACTCAACTATGGTTTGTTTTTGTTTTTCAATGACATTGTATAGGTTTACATCTTCTACTTCAAAAACAGGTGTGTTTTCTTCTTTAGTAAATTTTATAAAAGAAAACGCAAAATTTTTTTCTCCGATGTCGAAGCTTATGATATGCATTTTTATTTTGATATGTTTCTTGAACCAATATATCAAAATATTCACCGCGGCGGTGCGACAATCTTTTATTTTATAATTTTGTTTGTTTAAATAGAACAGAAGTCGTAAAAAATTTGATTACTTTTTTCTTTATTTTCTAATTTTTATTTTAAATTGAACAGAGTTCATTAAAAATGAAGACTTGTATTCAAAAATTTTAGTGGCAAACGCGCAGTGTTACGTTTGCCGCACGACGCTGGATATAATTACGTAATTCTTTGCGATTCCGATCTTCTCAAAGATAGAGAAGATGAAAATAAATATCTCTGCGGAGTCAAAGCTTGGAAAATGACAAAAGATTAAGTCCAACACATAGACACCTTGTTACACATTATAGAGACTATCGCTAAGACGGTTGGATTATGGTTGATTTTTCAATGAAGACGACTGTTCAAAGCGGAAGATCGAAAAGAAAACCAAAAAAAGACAACATCATATTAAATATACGATAATACTGGTTCATTTCCCAAATATGAAGGGTCTGTCTGAATCCATTTAGTATTATACATGTTGTTTTTTGAACTTTTTGTATAACATCTTTGCATTTGTTGTGTGGCGCCCCTATAGCAATGGTTTGGTTTTTTTTCTTCCTCGGTGTGATCATCACATCTTGTATTTTGTGGTGGTGTTCTGGGATAAAACCCAGCTTCTCTTTCGGCAATAATAGGAAAACAAGAAGTATATTCTCCTCGAAACCAGTTTGTATATGGAAAAAAGGCTCTATCTGGTTCAAGTACTATATTTGTTTGATAAAACCGAAAAGGAGTGCTGCTGTTTTCAAAAGCAGTAGAATATGCCATTAAATGTCTATTTGAATACATTTTTTATTAACAATATTTGAATTTAAGAAATTTTTAATAAATAAACACTTATATAATAACCTTTATGTATAGGTGTTAAAACAAAAACTCCAAAAAAAACAAAAAACATAAAAACTAACCATGATTAAAAAAATTTTATATATTACTGATCTACATATCAAAATTAAAAATTTAAAAGAAATAGATGCACTCATACAAGCTATTGAAACATATAAAAATGTGTCTTTAGTTGTTATAGGAGGAGATATTCTTAACAAAAAAGACATAAACGAAACATGTTTCTGCAAGGCCGAAGACCTTATTAGAGTGTGCTCAAAAGTTGCTATGACATACGTTTTGGTTGGTAACCATGATTATATTGACAATAATCAATTTTTGACAAAGAATCATTGGATGAACCATATCAAAAACTGGTCAAATGTTGTCATAGTAGACACAGTTATTACTGTTATGTACGGGTTTCAAATAACTTTTGTTCCGTATGTTCCAACGGGTAGGCTGGTTGAAGCACTGGATATTTTTAACGAAGAGGCTAAAACATCTTGGAAAAAATCGTGTCTTGTTTTCGCACACCAAGAAATAAAAGGTTGCATTTTAGGAAAATCGATTTCTTATAAAGGAGACACCTGGGATCCGTCGTATCCAACACTAATAAGCGGGCATATACACGATCAACAATTAGTTAACAGAAATGTCATTTATCCAGGGTCTACAATAAATCAGGGACCTCAAAACAACCAACAAAAGGTATTGTTTATTGAGACATTTTTTCCAAACGGGGTGTTTAACTATAATATGAAGTGGTCTTATTTTAAAACAAATATAAAAGAAGAAGTTTTTACAAAAACGTTTGATGATTTGTACAATATCTATAAAAGAAAAGATTTAACAAACACTATATTAATAATAAAAGAGAGTGACACTTCTAAAATATCAAAAATTAAAAACTCTGAAATTTACAAACTCTTAAACAAACGCGTATATTTTAGTGAGTTTAGATATTAAACTATTAATCTTTTAAAAATTTTTAGAGTTTCCAAAACAGTTGTTTTGGAAATAATTAATAAAATTATCAAAATCAAAATCTTTTTTTGATAGTGTAAAAACACAATGCCAACTTACTTAAACTCAAACAAATTTCCGCTTTCAAGATGCGGTGATTCTGGTGCGACATCTCAAATTCCTTGTCCTCTAATATATGAACACATCAAATCGTGTATTGTCTGTCAACAAGCAGTCAAAAACACGTGTGCATCTTTGACACACAATGGAACATTAACTTTGCAAGCAACAACGATCGATAAAAACACTCTCGTTTTGTATGGAATATTTCTTCTGTTTATTATCATTTTAATCGTTGTCATGTTCAAACACTGAATTACAACCGTTCAAAATTAGATGTTTATCAAAACTTTTTAGTTTTGATTACATTTTTTGTTTATCGATCTCTTGACAGATCATACGTCCAACTTCTCATCGTCTATTTTTTTCATGAGTGTAATCAACACGTCTTCGTCTATTTCAGAATTTTCAATAGATATATTATTGTAACTAAATTGGACGCCTTTCTCTATCAAATCTTCTTTTATTCTGTTGTACAAGGTTTTTGAATTAGGATGACATGTCAAATCCAACAATATCTCTATATTATAAAGTGCTTCTTGAGTTCGTAAAGATGTTTTTACTCTAGAATCTTGTGCTCTGATTGTATAATATATGTGCTCTGGTTTTATTCCATTTCTTTTCTGTGTTCTCTTGATAAGAACAAATCGCTCTTGTTTGCTTTTCTGTTTAGGAAGCGGAGCTCGATCTTTGACAGAAATACCAAGTTTATGTTGGATAGTTTCAATCTGTATAGTTTGTTGACCAGTAGTATCAAGGAGCTCGTTGTTTTGATCTAAGAGTTCGTTGTTTTGATCTAAGAGTTCGTTGTTTTGAATTATCATGTCGCCTGTTCGAGCTAAAAGTTCTTGCGTTCTTATATCCATCTGTTTGACCAAAGCTGTTAACTCGTCTATTTTATCATCTTTTACAGCCAGTTGTTGTTCTAGTTGAAACCGTCCCCGTTTCCTAATTGACGGGAGTATCTGCTCGTAGACAAATTTCTGAAACGTTTTAGCAAAATGCGTTTTACTTTTCATAATTAGAGCATACAAACCGGGTTCGTTGATGTACACTGCTTTACCTGCATGATATGATAATTTAGAACTAGGAATTTCTATTATAGAGTTGGTTGAACCTGCTTCAACCAACTCTTCCATGATTGTTTTAAGATCTTTTTTGTAATCAGAATCTAGTTCAAAAAGAGACTGTTTTATACTTTTGTGTTGTGACTTTTGTAAATATACTCCAAGAATTGTATATACATCTTTTTCTTTGATCTTATATATATAAACATTGTGTTTGTAAAAATGGAAAATATAACCCAATATTTATCAATTGAAAATTTTTTGTTCAAATATCCAAACATATATGAAAGTCCATATTCGGTTTTAAATCCATATAGAGACCAAACGTTTAACGATGTTATTGTTACCAAGAAAGAGTTTTCTAATCTAAAACTATCAAAAACAGAACCAATTACCAAAAAAGGCACTGGTGTTCAATACCGACACCAAAAGATTATTACTCGTTTTATGAATTCGAAAACGCCATACAACGAATTATTGCTTTTTAACGAGATGGGAACAGGAAAGACTTGCACAGCTGTTTCTGTGATCGAATCTTTTAGAAAAACTTTTTCAGATGATGATATGTGGAAAAGCATTGACGGAGCAGTAATATGCGCAAAAGGTTCATCTTTATTAAAGAATTTCATAAACGAGCTTGTGTTTTCATGTACAGACGGGCGATACATTCCAGATAATTATGAGAAGCTTACATCATATGAAAAAACATTTCGAGTAAAGAAAAAAATATCTGATTTTTACGAAACTCACACATTTGAGACGCTGGCCCGAGAGATGTCCAAAATGACAGATTTGAACATAATAAAAAGGTTCAGTAACAAGATATTTGTAATTGATGAAGTTCATAACCTTAGAGAACACGGAGGTCCAGAAGATACATATGATGATAGCCGCTTCGCGGCCGCCGCCGAAAATCGCTCCGCGGCTTCCGCCTTCGGCGGCGGAGCTCGTTCTCCCCTGAATGTGTATGCAGAGTTTCATAGATTGTTTCACTTGATTAAAGAATCTAAAATTTTATTGCTTTCTGGCACGGTAATGAAAGACGATCCTATAGAATTTGCAAGCGTAATGAATCTTATTCTGCCTCTTGATAAACAACTCCCAACTGGAAAAGATTTTTTAAAATATTTTTTTGATTCTCCAGATGGTCCTCAAAGGCTCTCTATCGCAATTCGAGGCCGAATATCTTATTTGAAAGCTATGATATCCAGCGTTAAAAAGGTGTTTATTGAAAACCCGAATTTTGTGGATTCGACTTTGAACATGTCAACCCAAAGTTTGCAACATTTTAAGATCTACGCGCAAAACGCACACCCATTCCAAAACCAAATCTGTTTAAGAGCCTACAACACTGACCTAACAAATGCAAACATTTTTATCAACAGCAGACAGGCTGCTTTGTTTGTATTTCCTGATGGTTCTTACGGTATGGAAGGTTTTAACACATATGTTATTAGCACAAAAACAAAAAATATAAAAAGTTCTATGAATCGGCGAGAAAATAGAAAATCATACCAGTTAAAGCGCGAATTGATCACATCCATAAACGGCAACATTGAAAATCTTTACAAATATAGTTGTAAATATGCACATGCCATAAAAACCTTGCTAGAAAACCCGAAATCGAAAAGTTTTGTGTACTGCGAGTTCGTAAACGGGAGCGGTTGCATCTTGTTTTCGAAAATATTACAACTTTTCGGATACAAAGAAGCCACAGGCGAAGAGTATACACCCCACCCTCGTTTTGCTCTAATAACAAATCAGACCTCGTCCCCGGCCAAAATACAGAAACTAGTAGAGCGCTTTAACGAATCTGATAACGTCGACGGGGATTATATATCTGTCATTATAGGCAGCAAAGTCATTAGCGAGGGTTTCACTTTTAAAAATATAAAACAGGAATTTATATTTACCCCGCATTGGAACTATTCAGAAACGTCACAGGTGATTGCAAGAGGCTGGCGAACAGGCTCGCATGACGATTTAATAAGGAGAGGAGATTCAGAAGTCCAAGTCTCTATTTATCAATATGCAACTATCTGTACAGATATAGATGCATCAATAGATTTAACGATGTATAAAATATCAGAGAACAAAGACATATACATGAAAAAAATAGAACGAGTCGTGAAAAAGTCTGCTTTTGATTGCCCTCTTACCATCGAGAGAAACAAGATACTAGGGTATAACGGAATGAGAGAGTGCGACTATATGGATTGTGATTACGTTTGTGACGGGCGCATAGGAGATGTAGAAGATACGTCGTCGTACGATTTTTTTTACAACAACACGGAAGAGTTGTACGCCGCGCTGTATTTACATTTTCGAACCCACTTCGAAATAGAACTGTATCAGATATTGTCTATGTTTCCTCAAATGACACTTGTAGAAATAATCATGAGTTTAAAAAGTCTAATAGACCGATCAACACAGTTTATAAACAAGTTTGGTCACATAGTGTATTTAAAAATACAAAAAAATAAAGTGTTTATTGTAAACGACCCCAAAATACCAAACAACGATGTTTTTGTTAACTACTACAACAAAAATTTGTTGATCAAGAACGGCGATTCTTTTTCTTATGAGCTTTCACAAGTAATGATTGATAGGTTGCCGTTGATAATAGAACAAATATTTGCCCCAACTTTATACAGACGAGAGATAATAGCGGAGTTGCCTCAGCAAATTCAAATTATATTGTTACAGGGGTGTATAGAAGCAAAAATTAAAGACACAGGATACAAAGTAGATATTCGTGAACAGATTCTCGAAGCGTTTAAAGGATTTTTTGATTTTATCAACGAAAAATGGGTCGTGTGGTTATACAAAGACACACACAACATATCAGTGTACAATCCCGATAAATATGATGTATTGTTTAAAAAAACAGGCTTGTGGGAAATAGATACAAATGTGAACATTGATGAGTATTTGATGCAAAAACAAAAAAAGCTTTTCGAAACTCCTGTTGGCGTTTATGGTTTGTGGAATCCTCATTTGAAAGAATTCTGTTTACGAGAATTAATTACTCAAAAATCAACAGATTTGAGAAAACTCAACGTAGGAAGAAGATGTAATGACTGGAATTTGACATCGTTGACAAATCTGGCTGCAAGGCGTATGAAGATCGAGCCTCCGAGCGATTTTTATGAATTTACTACATTAGAAGACTTGATAGAGATTTCAAGAAAAATGCCAAAGAGGATATTTGTAAATACCGATTTTGAAGATCGAGATGTTCTAAGAAGAGTTATTTATTGGTCACAGATTCCGAGAAACATAATTTGCACCAATATAAAAACATGGTTAGAAGATAGAGGTTTGACAGAAGAGAATTTTGATTGTGGAACTCAAAAAAAACAAAGAGGAAAATATTTAACGTAATAGAACGCGTTGTAGAAAAATATCTTATATGTTAAAAAATCGTACAATGTCAGATTCTGGTATTACTTATTTGCTATATGCTGTGCTTGTAGTTGTCTTGGCTCTTGTTGGTAGATACATTGGTAAAATGTACAACTACCCGGGAACAGGCACCATAATTGGAGGATTAGTTGGAATTGGTTTGGTATACTGGCATGCGAACAGCTCGTCAGATATGTCAATGATGGCATAAACATAGCCCGCAGGGGCCGGCGCCTATGGGGCTAGCGCCTTCAGGATTTCTAGCTTTATACAAGAGCGGTCAGTTTTATGAAATCTCTAATAATAATGTTTAAAAGAAAATTTTTGTTTTTACAAATATGGATTTGGAAAAACAAAAATTAAACCGTCACGACAGCGCAAGCCCCTGCGGGGCCGGCGCCTTCGGCGCAAGCCCAGTAGCCGCTTCGCGGCCGGCCCCTGCGTCCACCGAAGGCGCCTTCGGTGAAACAGGAACTCTGTCTCTGGGTGACTGTTTTGACGGCTTTTTTTGGAAAATAATCAACGATTTTTGCTGGTCGTACAAAGATATCTTGTCTTGGGAAGATTTTTATAACCATATAAACGTAAAAATTGTAAATTTTCCTTATTCGCAAAACGTGATGAACATGTTATATAATTTTATAACAGCAAAAACAGACCTATTATACTCTAAATTGTTTCCCGATTTTATTAAAAGTCAAACTTGTACCGGCGCCTTTGACATAGATTTTGTCCTTATCAGGTCTATTTTAGAAGAAATAACGAGCTTGGGAAAAAATCATTACGAAGCGGCCACTGCTGATATGGTATATAACATGTATATATACGATAAATATACAATTCCAGGAGGGTTGTGTAAAGTTTTCACAACTTTTAATAACACTAAAATCTTAAGGTGTGAACATATACCAAACATGTCTGATTTTTCTTTAGATGTGGCTTTCGGCGCCGAAGACGCCGTCTCCGAAGCGGCTACTTGTGTGGCTTCAGAATCAGAACCCGAGTAAATTCAAAATTTATAAGTTTTGAATTTGTTTTATACTTTTTTTTCGTTTTTAAACTCAAACTTATCAAAACAGTCCTGGTCGCAAAAATCTTTGACCTCGCCAGAGTATATGGATTTGTAAGAAAGATTGTAGACGTGTTTGTTACAGAAACTGCATGTAGTTATTGGTATAAAGGTTATCAAGGTTTTAAGTTTTTGAATTAAACCCGGAGCAAATTTCTCTCCTGGCATCAGCTGATTGTTGTGTTTTCGTGCAATTTGGGGTTTAATACGAAGATAGACTCGTCCCTCTTCTGGTAGTATATTTGTTAACTGTAACTGAGTAAAGAACGACGTTTCAATTTCTTTTCTTATCTGTGCGATAAGCTTTTCTACTGAAACCACAAGATCTTTTTTATTTACGGCAGACAAAAAGTACACCTCTGGTAGCAATAAATCTTTTTGCATATTCAATAAATTTTCAGGAGCATACAGCTTTTTTTTAGTGTTTTCTATATAACTCTGCTCTCCGTTGATAAGTTTACGATAGTACACCAAGACAAAACTCAGTTTTTTTGCAATCTCCTTTACGCTGTCACAGGGTTTGAAAGAATCGACTACTTTCGCGGCAAAAGAGTTCAGTTCTTTTACGCTGTAAATGCTATTTAATAAAATATCCTGGTTGATCATATCTATTGCAACTTTATAACCGGCTTTGATTCTGGATTCACTTTCTTTTGTCTGAAAAAGCAGTTTTAGCCGTTCAAACATCGTGAGCGTCTCTGTTACAATGGACGAGTCTTGCATAATATAACCAATTAAATCCGGAACAAAAGTCCTAGAGTTTGTATACAGTTGTTTGTAAAAAAGTTTGTTGACTTTGTACCATGTTTTATTATTGTACTTGACTTCTATAGAAGTAGCAAAAACGTTGGATACATTTGAAACAACAAAACCTTTGATACCATAATCGTGTAACCATGTCGTATCAAAGATTTTGTTTTCTGGGAAACGTACAGGCTGTCTTTCCATAAGCAAAGTTTCGTCTTTTCCTCCGACAACCGTTTGTTTCTTGTTTATTATGGTTTGCACAGTTTTGACGCGAGGAGGAGGAAAAATATAGGTTGATTGTTTCTTGTTTGTATCAGTATAAAAATCTGAAAAGTTTTGTGTAAACACGGGATTGTTCAACTCTTTATTGGTGATTCCCGCTGTTTTAGCAACCCGGCGTTGTAAAAACTGAAGAGTTTCGCTCTTTAGCTTTTTCATTTCAGGGGTGTCCAAATAAAAGTTATATAGTTCGGGGGCTAACAAACCCCGGTTGTCGTCTGCATATTCTTTTAAAAAATGAATTGCTGCATACCACGGAATAAACATTCGTAGACTGTAAAACATCCTTATATTTTCAACATCTATTTCGGCCAAAATTGCGCTGGTTTGTATATCTTGTTCTTTTTCATCTCGCGATGTACTGTTCCATAAGACATCTTCCACCTTTTTACCAAAATTTTCTAAATCTATAGTATCAAGATCTATTTTTAGGTCAAATAGATCGTTTTTTCTTACGGCTTTTTGTCTTCTCCATTTTGTTTTTTTTACAAAATCGTCAATCACATATGTTAACACATTTTTGTCTACTACATTAAACACCGTCCATGGGTTGGAAAGATCAACAACTTGTTGTAAAGTTGTTTCAGTTGTTGATTTTTTGACATTTTTTTTAGATTTTTTCTTGTCTCTCTTTTTTAAAAAGTTTAGAGCATCCATTTTCATAACTGATGATTATATGTTAAAATAGTTTTCATAACCGATCCTTTTTGCAAAACACAAGTATGTTTTGAAATATCATTTCAAAACAGTAAAAAAAATCCTTGTATATTAAAAATGGCTTGTACTGGTTCTAATAGTGCATCTGGATTTATCGATCTTGCTACTTTTGATGAAATTGAAAAATATCAATACGGTAGCACCCAAGCTTTTGCGTACTTTGTACGCGAAACGCGAAAATCAACATGGTTTACACAAGTCCCCGTCTTGCTTTCCCGTGCTTCGGGCAACGGAGGGTTTGGACAAGACTGGAGCGTGACGGTTTCCCGTCAAGGCGACTATTTACTGCATACCTGGTTACGTTTGCAAACACCAGAGATTAATCTTCTACAAGGCAACAAATATGGTGCTAACGGAAGGATTAGGTGGACTAGAAATTTTATGCATAATCTTATTAAAGAATGTAACATTTCTTTCAACGATCTTGTTGCGGAAAGATTTGACAACTATTTTCTTGATTTTTGGGCCGCGTTTACTGTTCGCGCTTCTCAAAGAACTGGTTATGACAATATGGTAGGAAATATTGAAAGTCTTACGTCTGAACATGCTGTTGGAGATCCAATTCCGTCCAAAATTCTCAATCTTCCTCTTCCGTTTTTCTTTACCAGGGACAGCGGTCTTGCTCTTCCTACTGCGGCTTTACCGTATAATGAAATTCGTATTTCTTTCTGTTTCCGAAACTGGTCTGAGCTTCTTATTCTTGACAATTCTGTTCCAGTCCTTGGAACCAACCCGATTAGTGTGCCCGCGGTTGGACAGGATATTACAGCGGCTCCCGAACTTACTAACATCCAGGTTTGGGCCAACTATGGTCTCGTGTCGAACGACGAACGTAAGAGAATGGCATGCGCTCCAAGAGATATGCTTATCGAACAAGTGCAAACTGCTCCTAGGCAAGTCTTTGCTCCTGCAACAAATCCAACCCCGAGCTATGACATCCGCTTCTCTCACTCTATTAAGGCCCTTTTCTTCGGTGTGCGCAATACAACCAGTCCTAATGTTTGGTCTAACTACACGTCTGCCGCAGAAGTTCCCGGACCTCAGGTTCCGAACGTCAATCCCAGCGGTGCTTTCGATCCTATCTCAAAAACAACTCTTACTTACGAAAACACCACTCGTCTTGCAAGCATGGGTTCCGATTTCTTCTCTCTTGTTGATCCCTTTTATAAGTCTCCAGCTATTCCTACTGTTACTGGATACCATATGTATTCTTACTCTCTGTCGTATTACGACATCGATCCTCTCGGTTCAACTAACTATGGTAAGTTGAACAACGTCAGTATCAGCCCCGAAGCAAGTGCCGAATCCAAGGTAGGTGCAGCAGGAGGCGGCCCTCTCGGAAGTGGACAAGATTATCCACAGACCTACGAATTTATCATTCTAGGTTTGAATAACAATATTATCCGCGTTAGCGGCGGTGCATTAGGTTTTCCTGTATTGTGATCGGGGTTTCTGGTGGTGCTGTTTGTTTTGGGAGATTTTTTGTTTTTCTGGCTTATATCCATATTTTCAATACTGTTTACTCAGTATTGAAAAATTTATTAAAATCTACACTGTTTTTCCAAACTCAAAGTCGTCTCCTTTGACAATTTTGACAACTCCTTTGTATACTTCTATAACAAATTTTAAAATTTTGCTGTCATAAATTCGAAGTTCAAATATATAATGTTCTGAAACACTTATTGCTTTATACTCGACCTTTTCAACATCTTTGTTATAAGTATATATAGATTTTACTTCTACAATTTTATTGTTTTCTGGAATATAAATATCTGGATAATATAAATGTTTTTTGTCGTCTATAAAGTATTCAAAAACCGGAATCTCTTCACACTCTCCAGCATACATCACATCAATGTCTTCTTCTTTTAATATATCATCAATAGCTCTGTCTTCGTAACCTAATAGCATAAACGTTTGATCTTTAAAAATATATGGTTTTCTTTTGAATGAAGAAGCTGCAGCTTTTCGAAATAATATCGGACATTGCATAGCGTGTTCAGCACCGTATTTTTCCATCATCGTTTTCTTGAACTCTCCAGACTGAACAAAATACTCTGCACCATATTTTTCCATCATCATGTTTTTACACTCTTCAGACTGAACAAAATACTCTGCACCATATTTTTCTAACATTAATCGTTTAGCTTCATCAGACTGAACAAAATACTCCACACCATGTTTTTCCATCATCTTTTTCTTGCACTCATCAGACTGAACAAAATAATCTGCTCCATATCGCTCTTGACAAACTAGTTTTATCTTTTCCAGCACTTCTGCGCATTGCAACGGATATTCTACTCCATAACGAGCCTTGAAAATTTTCTTTATTTTGGTGTATACTTCTGGAGCAACAAACGCCCACTTATACCCATATTTCTGAAGACATGTGTTTTCTGTTTTGGCTCGAATTTCTGGATGTTGTTGTGGATATTCGACACCCAAATTCTTAACATGAGTGTCTTTTATCCGTTCTTTAATTTCTGCAGACTGAAACGGATTAGGAACGCCATATTTTTCTATATTTGTTTTACACGTTCTAGACACTTTACATTTTCCACAACGTTTTCCGACTACAAAATCGTGATACACTATTTCTGCATCATTTCCACATACGCATGTATATTTTATTTTGCATTTGTTGTTTACATACTCTTCTGCTTTAGTCAGAAGAACACACTGACCATCTATAAACGTTTTACACAGTGTATCATATGGTACTTTATTCTTGTCGTTTTGGCATTTTGGACATTTAGTTGTTCGAGTACTTTTCTTAAGATTTTTCCAACCAGTAGAAGAAGTATTTCCACAACTACATCTATAGTCTACTTTTCTGTCACCGTGATCAATATAAGAAAAAGAGATCAGAGTAAAGTTTAACTCTTCTAGTCTGGCTCTAATCTCTTTCTCGTGTACGTGAAGATTTTGACATGTTTGACATAGACTAAAAAGACTATCCATCAAACGCGGCGAAGTCTTATTATTAAACGAAGCCAACGCTAGATCGTTAATGTGTTCTTCTTTGCATTTATAGATGACTCGTTTATTAGAAAGAAGAACTTCTTTTGAGACAAGAAGAGTCAAATGGAAAGATTCTAGCTTAGTAACAATATTGTTGTAAAGAGACATGTTTAACTCTAAAGTTAAACATAAATTATATTTTTCGTTTTTTTAAACTCGTGTATAAAATGAATATTTCAGAGATCTCATAAGACAAGCGCGGAGCGCCGTCGTTTAAAGACGACTGCATCCTTGAATATATCCACATTTTTAGTCTTGTTTTATTCACTAAAGTTTGAATAAATTATTGCATCGTATATTTTAAAATTTCTAATGATGTTCATTAGAAAAATAAAGTATATATAATATATACTTTATTTATGAAAAATTTTATCAACTAATAGTTTGAATGTTAGAACAAACTGTTGTAGTTTTATAATGTCATATCTGTAGTATATTTTACAGTGTGTTTTTGCATAGTCGACACATTTTAAATTCTTGCTCTTTATTGCTTTCAAGCAAGTTTTTGGTGTTACCTGTCCTCCCTTTTCAAAAGCAAACATCAAACAGTCAAAATGTCCGTTTTTTGCGGCATAATCACATGTTTTTGGACTCATGATACA